TGTGAAGTGCTTGTTCTAAACAGAACACTTCATAAAGAGTACTGTGCCAAGTTCTCTGTATACGAACTTCATAGCCTTTAAAACCATAACTTCGTTTAACTACTTGACGCCAATCCTTACCACCAGCAATACCTACCTTAATACATTCTCTTTCAAAAGTTTTCTTATTTACTAAGATAACCCCATACATAACACCATCGCGTCCTCTTTCTTCAGGGCGATTTTTAAAGTAAGTTTCGTTATAAACACCTTTACTCATACACTTTCCACAGCTTGTTCCTATAAGGTGGTATCTTTCATAGTCGCCTTCCCTTACAGAATGACATATACAGATATACAATTAATGTAGGGTGTGCTCCTCACTAGCCTCGGCTAGTAAATCTTCAAACAGTTCTTCATCTTCTTCTACCATTCCTCTAAATTTCTCTATATCTAAGGCTTTGGAACCTTCTGGAATTTTAGAAAGATAAACTCTGTATGCCTGCTCTAATTGTTCTTCTAAGTATAAAATCATACTCTCCTCACGATTCTTGGGATAATTTCCCCACTTCTAATTACTTCTACTGAGCAACCTATTTCTAAATCTAATTGATTTATGAAACCTATATTATGTAGGGTTGCTCGGGAGATAGTAGCTCCTTTGATATCTACTGGTTGTAAGATACCTACGGGAGCTACCGCTCCGCTTTTTCCTGTGTTCCACACTACATCAAGTAGTTTTGTAACTACTCCTTTGTCCCTAGTTTTTAGAGCATAAGCTCCACGAGGGTGGTGAGAGGTGTGTCCCATTTCATCGAAATAAGAATACTTGTCTACGCGAAATACCGTACCATCTGTTGGAAACTCAGAGTAATCGCCTACTGTAATTACATTAAACCAATTTTCTAAGAGTTTCATATCTTGACTCCAGTATTCCCCAATGTATGGTTGAATGCCATATACTATTAAGGTTAGGTCTCTCTTTACGAATTCTTCTGGATCTTTGAGGTTCAATGCTCCTGCCGCATAATTTCTCGCATTTTTTATTGTTTTGGGTGCTACTAGTTCTCCTGTGATTTGTCTTAATCCAGAGAACATTGATTTACCAAATTCTAATGAGCGAGGTACTATATGCTTAATTTTATCGCTTATTTCTAAACCTGCTAGTCCGTCTCCCCGAGTGAGTGCATCATGATATATTCCATCTACATAACATATAGACACAGCTGCGCCGTCCATTTTAGGTGTGGCAACTACTGCGTTATTTTCATAATTGGGGGGTGTGTCTTCGTTATAAAAGACTTTTTGAAGTGAGTACATAGGAAAGGGGTGAGCGAAACGGGAATCCGTTTCATGCCCAATCTTAAACTCTTGTTGTGTGTTTTCGACTAAGCGGTCATAAACCTCATCTGGAATGATGGGCAAACCTTTATAGTATTGATCGCGACACTTGCTTAAATATATTTCCAAATCTCTATTCATAGAGATATTATACTAGAATTTGGGGGATTTGTCAAGAACTATTTTTGCGGAAGTAAAAATAAATTACAGATAAATTTGATCGAGCTTGTCTTTAAAATAATCCTCTAGTATGTCTTTAACTTCAGTAAGAGAAAGGATCTCAACTAATCCGTCAAAGAGATTTCTACTGTTATCAAAATCTAGAGGCATAGAAACGCCCTCCCTACTGGGCTTCCATTCTTCATCAAAATCTTGGTAGTATTTTCGTATAGATAAATATTCAACATCTCTAAAAGTATTGATTGATAGGAAAATCTTTACGTGTTTTCCTTCATCATAATGTATCAGTTTTTCAAATACGGGTGGGGCTTCATGTATTTCTATCATTCTTCAAAATCGCTTGTAAAGGAACAATAGAGGTTACATTCTCAGGCATTAATAATCTGTAAGAATCAGTATCCCAACAAAATAGCAAAACTTGCTTTTCGTTTGGTCGGGCTCGATTCCTTTTAGAGTGTACAGACGTTGTACTTTAGTCTACGACTGTTTTGACTTCGATAAGTAATAATTGCATCGCCGCATTTATCAACCTGTTGGATGAATTCCTCTTTCTTCATTAGGTTCCTTGTGGGTTAGTACTTATTGGTCACCGTCCCAAACAATGGTATCCTTAAAACGAGGTCTTTCCTGAGGTTGCAAAAATACGCAGGGGATATTGCTATCCCCCACGATTCAGGGGTAGTTATTCGTTTACTTTGTTAATTATACCTGCAAAATAATTAGCTGCTTTTCCTGTCAGCTTACTAATTATTGAATTATCTGGCTCTTCCCCAGTATCACGAATTGCATTTGCTAAAGTTGCCTGTGCATCAGCTACTGACACACGACCACCATTCGTTTTACTACTAGAAGAACGAGTTGCAGGAGTTTTCTTAACATATACACCAGCTCGCACTAATATATTTCTCACACCATTTGGGCTCTCGCCTAATTCGGTAGAAATACTTTTTACGACTTCCATACTATTTTCAGAAGTTGGCTCTTCAGCCGTGTACATTTCTATTGCCTGTTGCTTCTTTTCTTCTTCCCAAGGCATTCTTTTTCTCCGTTGTTGTTGTTGATAAAATCTGTCGCCCATATCTTTATTCTTTTATATTATTATTATACTAAAGAATGAGGGCTTTGTCAAGAACTATTTTTTAATAGCTATACCCGTAGGTATCAAGGTCTGGCTTTACTAGTTCAGCAGTCATATTTAAACTCTTATTTGTATACCACCTTCTGTAGTCGTTTGCTATTGTTTGCTCCATCAAAATTGAACTATTTTTAGGCACAATGTCTAGAGCTATGAGGTCTTGTTCCCAATGTTCTAATGTAATAATTTGATCACAACCTTTATATAATTCTGCTTGACTTTGTAAATTAGATTTATCAATCCACTTATCAAAGCCAATCCAATCCCAACTGCTGCGGTATAACGCAACAAGTCTTTCGTAAGGATTTCGTATTACTCCAATACTTCCGTTATCGTATTCCAGATACAAACTCTGATTCATTATTAATTTCTCGTGCTAATGCTTTAATATCTGCAATCTCATGTCCATAAAGATCCTGCCTTAAAGGGAGTTCTTTAATTTTGTCTAGTAATACTACTAATTTCTTACTACATTCTGCTACTGTGTGAATATCTGCCATTAAAAATATTTCTCCAATACTAAAAGCTTGTCTTCTGCCTCTGCAATTCTATGCATTTGACTGTCTATTGACTCAATAATATCTGGATGTTCTCCTACACCAACGGGGTGGTCTAAGAATACCTCCACATTTACTTGTGCTTCTGCTATTTCGCCTTCATACTTTGTTTGAAGGGCTTTTTTAATTTTCTCTCTCATCTTCATCTTTATCCAATAAATTTTTTACGTAACTATAAATAAATTGTCGTCTATACTTTTCTACTAAGGCTGCTAGCATGAGTAAAGGTACGCATACAAAGCTCATGAGGCTCCACACTAGAAAAGTTAGATAACGCCATCTGTAAACTACATGCTCATCATCAAGCTCTCGAATTAATGCAATAGCAGGTATGTATATCTGCCATATGCAAAAGAGCCACGATGCTAACCATAGGGGTAAAACCCAATCAAAAAGATACTCCATATTTTTCCAAATGCCTCAAGCTGCCTAAATCATAAGCTAGAGAGAATCCATAGTGACCTGCTGCTCCTGTAACTCCTAATCCATAATGAAAATCTTCATCTGGTAGGGAGTCCCTGTAAACATAGATCGCATATCCTTTGCTTCCATACTCTTTTTCATAATCAAACTCTTTCATACCTGCCATATCAGCTTGGTATGCAGGATTATGTTCTCTGATTATTTTAGCAGGAGCGTTTTCTCTAGCCGCCCAGACCCGTTCACCTTCGTCAAAGGACTGTGCAACACACTCATCTGGAAGTAATATATCTTTAGTTTTATTAAATCCTTTTGGTAATTTTTGTGGAATACCTACTCTTTCGATAATTCCTCTTACAAAAGCATTTGATCTATACATCATTTTTGCAATAGATGAGATATTATCTCCGTCTAAATACAACTCTATTACTTCTTTTATTTCAGCTCTGGTTGCGCCTTTTCCTTTGTTTTGACTCTTGCGCTTTTCTTTGTAGGCAAGAGTGTCTTCAAAATCATCAATGATTCTCTGAAGGCGGGTCGTGTTATACCTTATATTCAGAATCTCACAGGCGGCTTTTTTGGTAATTGGCTCACTTGCATTAAGTAAACTAATTACATGGCTAATATTTGCATCTGTTAATTTTTCGTAGTCTTTTTTTCGTACTAATGCCAATCGTAATCTCCATCATCAGGGAGTTTCGTTCCTAGTAACATGATAGCGTAATGGATAATCTTTAGTAAATCTGTTTCATCATGCCCGTTCTTTTTTCCGTAACGCTGGGCATACTTAAGTATGTTTCCTATACAAAAGCCTTCTCCATGTCCTGTATCGAATATGAACTCTGTTGCTTGGATTTTCCCAGTAGCATAGTGTTTATCATAAGTTTCTTCTATGTACTTCCATGCTGTATTAAGAGCTTCTTCTTCGTTAAATTTATAATCTATATCTTTATAATCTATGTCTTTATTATCTACCATTCCGATTGCCAAAATCCTAATTGTGTTAATCTACCTGTTTCTTTATTGTGTCCGAAACTAGATAATCTGGGGGCGTGGAACATTGTTCCATCATATATTACACATCTATTGTATCTATTTTCTATTGTTATATGAGGTTTCCACTGATCTTCTGCCTTACTACCCATAAATTCTTTAAATGAATCTCCTTTTGTTGGAGCATCATTTT